AAACAAGGAGTAATAGTGCAATCCGGCAACAGATTAAAATACATAGACAGCAAAGGCAAAGAACATCTAGAATATAGAAAAGATTGGGATGGAGATAAATTAACAATGATAATGAATGATTATCTAAATGTTAAAAAGCCAGAACCAAAAGAAGAGAGTGAAAAAGAAACTAAAAAAGAAAAAAAGTAAAGAGATAAAAGGACGCTACATACAGTTTGGCAAAAATGTTTGGGTTTTTTATTATAAAAAATTATTGTAGAGGATGAAAAAGAAATTAAAAAAAAGAGAATCAAAAAAATCAATAAAGATTGATTCTGTATATTCATTCTATGGTGATGTAGAAAAATTACATGCAAAAGTAAGGACTTTAGAATTAGGAAAATATTCTCCTTTGGTACTTGCTGTTGAAACTCTCAAACAAAAAGTTTTAAATTTTAAACAAAGACCGGGAATAACAACAACAAAAAAGAAATAAAAATGCAAGAATTTACACACGAAGAAATAGAACAGATATGGAATTCAATCAATCACTATGTGCCTGATAGGCAGAAAGTGGATTGTGCTGTGGACTTTATCAAGACATTGGTAGACATTGGCGTTCCAACCAAAGTGATCAAATCCGCTGGAGAGTATGACGAGAAATTGGAAGCAGCAATTGAAAGCGTGTTTGCCGAAGACGAAGAAGATGGATACGACGAATAATGAGCTGGTACACAAAAGTAAGTCAGGATATTAGTTTAATACCTGATTGTATAAAACATTTTGATCAAGAGTTTGAAGCAGCAAGAAAAGAAATATATATCTTTGGAAATCTTGAAAAATCAGCAGCATCATTGCCAGGAGTGGTGGAACAACGATTTAATCAATTACAAGAAATAGAAGCTATATTAGAATATCTTAATATAGAAAATAGAAGATTAAGATCTAAAACATTTAAAAAATTCCTAGAAAATTATAACAGAGCACTAACATCTAGAGATGCTGACAAGTATGTAGATGGTGAGTCAGATGTAGTAGATATGGAAAAAATTATCAATGAGTTTGCTCTATTAAGAAACAAATGGTTAGGCATAACCAAAGGACTAGATCAAAAACAATGGCAGTTGACTAACATAGTTAAACTCCGAGTGGCTGGTATGGAAGATGCCACAATCAGATAGAATAATACTCACAGACGTTGACGGTGTACTATTAGAATGGGAAGACCATTTTAGTAAATGGATGGCCGTTAAAGGATTTCCACAATTAGAGAACACAGATCATGAATACGATATGAGTATTCGATATGGCATACACCGGGATCTTTCACGAGAACTAGTTAGAGAATTTAACAAGAGTGCGTGGATGAGCACACAACCTCCCATGCCAGACGCACAAACTTGGGTAAAACTATTACATGCAGAAGGGTGGACATTTATACCCATAACATCACAAACGTCTGACATACCGGCACAGGAATTGAGAAAACGAAGATTGGCAGAATTATTTGGCGATACTGTGTTCACAAATTTCTTTATATTAGAAACGGGTGATCACAAAGATGCAGCACTGGCAGAATTTCATGGCACAGGTTTGTGGTGGGTGGAAGACAAATGGACCAATGCTAAAAAAGGTTTAGAATATGGTTTGCGTTCATTATTATATGATCATGATTACAACCAGGGTTTAGAAGATGAAAATATCATCAGAGTAAATAACTGGCAACACATACATAAAATCATACATGGCAAAAAATAAAAAAATATTAGTGATGGGACTACCGGGATCGGGTAAGAGCTATCTAGCCGACAAACTGACCAACATATTGGGAGCAGAGTGGTTGAATGCAGACAGGGTGCGTGAAGCAGCCAATGATTGGGATTTTTCTCCAGAGGGCAGGACAAGACAAGCAGAACGAATGAAACGCCTAGCACAAGAGGGATTAGACCGTGGCAAACATGTGATAGCGGACTTTGTGTGCCCAACTAATAAGACCAGAGAAGACTTTGCTGCTGATTATATCGTGTGGGTAGATACCATCAGAGAAGGACGTTTTGAAGACACTAACAAGATGTTTGTGCCACCAGAAGAATATGATTTTCGAGTACCCACACAAAATGCTGAATTGTGGTGTTTAAGAATAGCAGATGAGATACAGGAACATGTCTGGGATAATCGCAGACCCACAGCCCAGATGCTGGGCAGATGGCAACCGTGGCACGAAGGACATCAAGCACTGTTTGAAGAAATTGTTAAAAAGACAGGACAGGTAAACATACAGGTTCGAGATGTGCAGGGAGTGGGTGATAATCCATTTGATTTTGAAACAGTTAAAAAGAATATAGAACAAGCATTGCAGCCGTACAAGAACAGAATTCAAGTTACGTTAGTACCAAACATAACTAATATTTGCTACGGTAGAGGAGTTGGTTACAAAATAGAAGAGATTGTTTTACCAGAAAATATACAAAAAATCTCTGCCACAGATATTAGAAAGAAGATGAGAGCAGAAGGAAAATTATGAAAATATTTGTAGGTTATGATCCACGTGAAGATATCACATATCAAGTGTGTGAGCATTCAATTAAACGTAGAAATAAAGATGTAGATGTGGTTCCATTAAAAATGAAACTACTGCGAGAATCTGGCATATACACTCGAGAAGTGGACCGACTGGCCAGCACAGAATTTACATTCACAAGATTTTTCATACCGTATCTACAAAATTATCAAGGCTGGGCAGTATTTTGTGATTGTGATTTTGTTTGGCAAATAGATGTTGATGAATTAAAACAATACTGTGATGAAAGCAAAGCAGTGGTGTGTGTACAACATGATTACACTCCCGAAGAAGGTGTTAAGATGGACGGGCAGATGCAGTTGGCTTATCCTAGAAAGAATTGGAGTTCCATGGTGTTATGGAATTGTGCTCATCCTAAAAATCGAATACTAACTCCCGAACTGCTCAATCAAGAAACAGGCAAGTTCCTGCATAGGTTCAGTTGGTTAGAAGATTCTGATATAGGATCTCTACCTCATGAATACAATTGGTTGGTGGGTTGGTACAAAGAACCAAAGGACGGTCACCCTAAAATATTACATTACACTGAGGGCGGTCCGTGGTTTGAAAATTATAGGAATTGCGAATATAGTGATGTTTGGAAGAAAGAATTGATAAATCTTTTTTCGTCATGATGCACAAACACTGGCAGGTAGCGCAAGGCAACTGTCATAACGATCCCATACCACATATCTATTGCAGGATGTTTGTAAAATTAGACACATATGATCATCTGTATGAGCAATGGAATAACGTTGAACACGAAAAATGGAAAAAATTCATGGATCAAAATCACATTGAATTATATTTTCATGATGATTTTGTCAAACCGTTGACTCCCAAACACACAACAGGATACATTGGCTATTGGTTTTTCCGTCAGAGAACTGATCGCAGCAGCACTGGAGATATTCATATATCTAATAGCAACGAAGAAAAAATAATAAACTATCATCAAAATACCGTGTTGATATTAGATATCAAGAGTTTGTTTGTCGTAAAGCCAAGGAATAATCCTTTGCCAAACAGACCTTTCTGTGAGATATATTTCTCCAAAGAAACAAATTCCATTATTGATCACATGATTAAATAACTGACAATGATAGAGAAATATTTAAAAATGCAGAAGACTTATTATGATAACCATGCATCGCTGTGGAGTTTAGACAACAAAGATCCTGTGGTTGGTAGTTATGATAGTCATGACCGTTGGCCGCATTGGGAAAGATTGCTGTTTAGGGATATTGATACCACTGACATGAAAGCACTAGAATATGGGTGTGGACCGGGCAGGAATTTAATAAAATTTAACAAACTATTCTCACAAATTGACGGGGTAGATATATCTAAAATGTGTTTAGAAAAAGCCAAAATAAATTTAAAAGCACATTCTATTATTCGTCCAACCAATCTATTGTTGGGTGAAGGTAATAACATACCTGCCAATAATGATACATACGATTTTGTCTATTCAATTATCTGCCTACAACATATTGCTTGTTACAGCATAAGATTCAACATATTCAAAGAAGTACATCGTGTGTTAAAATCTAATGGACAGTTTTCTTTCCAAATGGGCTTCAAGCATCTAAAAAATAAAAGAAGTGTTGGATACTACGAAGATGCTACCCACGTTGAAGTAACTAATGGTAAATGTGACACACGTGTTGATGATGAAGAATGTTTAAAAGATGATCTACTTAAGAAATTAAATTTTAAAAACTATCAATCTACACTCGTTGAACCAAATGCCAACAGCCGACACGAAAAATGGATATTTGTCACTGTGCAAAAATAAAAAATGATACTGATCTCACATCGCGGCAATATATCTGGTCCTAATCCAAAATTAGAGAACACAATTGCCTACATAGAAGAGGCAATAACACAGGGATTTGATGTGGAGATAGATGTTTGCAAATGGGATGGAGAATATTTCTACCTAGGACATGATGAGCCAGGCGAAGCTGTGCCTCCAAGTTGGTTTTATTTTAAACCTGTATGGGCACATGCCAAAGATCACACGGCATTGACTGAATTGATCAAGAGAGGCATACACTGCTTCTGGCACAACACTGACCGATACACATTAACCAGTCAAGGTTATATCTGGGCCTATCCAGGAGAGCCAGGCGGAGAGAACTGCATCTCCGTACATCCTGAACAACAAAAAGATTGGAAAAAATTTGCAGGAATATGCTCAGACAATGTAAAACATTACAAAGAACTGTATGATAAAATTATTTAAAGTATTATGACCATAGCAGTGTGTGTTTCGGGTATATCCAGTAAAGTAGCCGAACATAAAAAAGTTATAGAATTACAAAAAAAAGTATTTCCTTATAAATTCTTTTTTCATCAATGGGAAGATTATCCCAAGCCCGATGTTGAGGAGTGTCTTTACACACCAGAACCCACGTGGAATTATCATGTCATTACCGAAGCAAAAATAAAACCAGAATGTAAAATATATGAAAGATACACAAGGCCGGGAGGAAAATTAGAACGTAAGGGATTAGACTCACAATTTAGATATAGTGCCAATCAGCTGATCTCACATGCACAATTGGTAGATAGTCTTCCAGAGGAGTATACACATATAATTAGATGTAGATTTGACACACTGGTGTCAACAAAAGTAAATTTCCAAAAATATGTTGATATGCTGTTGGACGGGTGGACTGTGGGTTTTTACACTGGTGGGAAGAATAACCCAACTCCAATACACACACTGACAGAATACGATCACACCGGACCTCGATGTAAATGGCGTTTATTCGATCATCTATTGTTTCATCCGAGAGAACGATTAAAAAATGTTTTTAAAATGAAAGAAACAAAAGAATTGCTTGGCTCAGAATGGGGTTGGTATCAAGTTTTGATACATCAGTGGGGAGATTTGAAATACAAAAATATATATGGCGGAGATTCTCTAGTTAAATGCACACAACATCCATTAGAATGGGACAAATTTTAAAATTATAAATAATCTATAGAATATTAAAACAATGACGATAGCAGTATGTGTTTCTGGGTTAGCTGAAGAAAATTATGAGTTTGCATTAAAAAATATATATAAAGTTTTTCCTTTTGATACATTTTATATGCACTGGAATAGTAGACAAAAACCTAATATTCCTAATGTTTTATATGTAGATGAGCCCACATATGATTATCACAACATATTAGAAACCAAAACTAAACCCGACTGTAGACTTTTTAATAAATTTACTAAAAAACCAGAACCACCGCAACACAGAGGAGGAAAGATATACTGGAAATCTGGAGAATATCAAAAAAATAAAGACAATTCAAAACAAATACTTGCACATCACTATCTAGTAAACTCTCTGCCAGAGAAATATAAAACTATAATTAAAATTAGGTATGATCTACTAGTGTCCACTCGAGTGGATTTTACTCCTTACATAGAGATGGCACAAGAGGGATTGGTAGTGGGATTTGGCGATAATATCGGTAGTTTGCAAGGACCTATACCTATATTAGATAAACATGCACACGGAGATTGTAAAAAATGTACAGGATGGTTCTTATGTGACCACATGGTGTTTCATCCTAGACATTTATTAAAAAATGTTGAACAGTTATTTCTAGAAAAAAATCTATTAGGCGCAGAATGGGGCTGGTGCCAGGTATTATGTGATCAGTGGGGGAATAAAAATTTTATTAACGTACAAGGCGGAACTCTTTTAATAAAACACTGTGTTACACCTAAAGAAGAGTGGCATAATCTATGATTAAACGAGAAGAAATTGCAGTATGTGTGAGCGGGATAGCCAGTCGTGTACCTGAGTATAAAAAAATATTAGAACAAGCAAAAAAAGTATTTCCTTATGATTTTTTTTATCAACAGTGGGAAGGTTATCTCAACCCCGATGTTGATAATTGTTTGTATGTGCCGGAGCCCACGTGGGATTATCACGTGGTAAAAGATGTCAAAATCAAACCTGATTGTACATATTTTAGAAAAAATTCTAAAATACCTGATGGTAAAATATATCGCTCCCAAGAAAGATTTGAACACTTTCGCCATACGGCCAATCAACTGGTAGGACATTATTATTTGGTAGAGTCCTTGCCAGAAAAATACACAAAGATTATTAGGATGAGATTTGATTCTATTGTCTCAACCAAAATAGACTATGAAAAATATCTTAAAATGCTTGATGAGGAGTACACAGTGGGTTGGGCTACTAAGATGGGTGTCGATTGTCCTGGTCCGGGCACAGACAAAGATATTGAAATAAGAAATAATAACGGAATTAGATGCCACTGGCAGGTGTATGATCAACTCGTATTTCATAATAGATCGAGATTAAAAAATGTTTTAGAACTTAAAAAAAAACAAGAGTTAAATGGCTGCGAGTGGGGATGGTATCAAGTATTGCATCATCAGTGGGGAGATTTAAAATACTGTAATATACTGGGTGGAGTTTCCTTAGTAAAACAAACAAAAACCCCATTAGAATGGGACAAATTCTAAAATTATTAAATTTAAAAATAATAATAATTTATTTTTTAAAATTGTCTATAAATTCCTGTAATTTTTTAACATCGGTGTCTAGATGTTGATCTTTGACTTTGTTCCATACATAAGCATCTCTATTATTGATATTTAAATTTCCACGCACTTTTTGAGCTGTGGGATCATCAACTATTTTTTTTGCTTTAAACTCCACTGTTGGCAAATAAAGACATCTGTTTAATTTTCTAGCAACTTTTTGTGTATACGCATCCACATACCAATGCCAAAAAAACGGCGGAAGAAAATAACCCAGAGTATTAATCCAATTTTTGTGTAGAGCAAAATGTGGAGAACCCAACGGCTTGTCTTCCCATAGTTTAACTTCGTCACTTAATTTTTCCTTGTTGCGCCCGTCTTTTGGCACCACCATGAGTATTTTATCATTATATTTTTGAAATTCTTCTACAATTAATTGATCCCAGTTATTTGTCAAGATCTGCACATCATCTCCAACCAACATAACAATGTCTTTGGTAGTTTTTTCGCACATGAGATTCCAACTATAACATGTTGATTGATCGGGTCCTATGTAATAGTTTTTTTCATTTATTAGAGATTTATAATGTTCTAATTTTTCATCATCATGATTGAGGTAAAAAAGTATTTGTAAATTTTCTGGTTGTCTTGCAGTTGACAATGCGCTTTCATACATCCTCTTTGCAAGTTCGGGTCTTCCTCGAGATGGACATAGTATTGAAATCATATCAATCTATCTTTCCATGTTTTAGGAGTTTTGTCACTAATTATTTCTAGTGGAAGATGATATTTAAATTTTCGTGTACCTCTCTGTCGTATATAATCTGCAGTTTTTGCCACAGCAGTTTTTAAATTAGTAGTGGTACGATAATTTAATAATCGACGAGCTTTGTCTGCTGAGCATGTGGCTAGTTTTACTTCCTTGGGTCTGTCTTCGTAGTGTATGGGATCTAGGTTACAGCCTGTTTCATTAGCACACAATGCTGATAATTGATTGATACTTACAAACTCCTCATCGGGTCCAATATTAATTATTTCTCCTTTAACATTTTCGTTAAATGCCAACTCATTCAAACAATAAAGACAGTCATCAATATAACTGAAACATCTTTTTTGTTCTCCGTCTCCATATATAACAGATGCTTTGCCTTGTAGCATTCTGTTCAACATAATACTCATTACATTACGAAAAGGGTCATCATATTTCTGTCTTGGTCCTACGATATTATGTGGAACTGCTATGTTCCATTCTATACCGTGTGTATCACATAAATTTTTAATGACTCGTTCGCCTGCCTCTTTAGCAATACCATACGGATCCTGAGGATTAGGCTCATATTCTTCTAGGAAAGGCACCTGATTGGTCCCATATCTTGCCATGGAAGAACAATATATAAATCTCTTAACTTGATTTCTTATTGCTGCTGTAACTGTGGCTACAGATGCTTCAAATATATTTTGTGTTACTAACAATGGACTAAAGACACTCAATCCTTCATAAGCAGTAGCGGCACAATGATACACTATGTCACTGCTTCGCATGGCTTCGGTCATCTTATCTAGGTCTCGACAATCAATTTGATGAAACTCCACGCCTTCGGGTATGTTATCACTGTAACCACCTATCATGTTGTCATTACCGGCCACCCGATGACCATTGGATATCATGAGATCTGCTAGGTGCGATCCTAAAAATCCAGCTACGCCTGTTATAAAAACCTTCATAATATATTAATTATTCCTAACAAAGACCTTGTCTGGCCATTTATCTATCAATGTGGTAAAACCTAACTGTTCTAGATATTTTTCTATTTCTATATTGCTAGAATTATATTTTTTTGAATTATTGTTCAATTCTATCATTAAAAAACTACAATCTTTTAGTGTATCTTTTGCTCCACGAAGTACATTCATTTCAAAACCTTCTACATCTATTTTAATTAAATCAACATCCTCAAATTTAAAAGAATCCACAGTCTTCATTAATATATTGCCCACGGAATAAATTCTTCTAGCTTGTGTAAAATCATCATCAGTTAATGATACCCTAGTTTCAATATCTCCCACAGCATAATCTAATAGTTCTATATTATCAAAAGAAGAAAGATTTTTTAAAAGACATTCAACGTGTGTTCGGTCAGGCTCAATAGCATATATCTTTTTGCAATATGGTGCAAATTCTGCACTCCAAGTACCGCACCATGCTCCAATATCTAATACTGTATTAAATTTTTGATTATGACCTTGACACCAATTGAGAAATTCTTTGAGACATTTGTTCTGTGTAAATGCTTGTCCTTGGCGCCATTGTTCCACATGTATGTCGTTGCTGGGCACCCAAAATCCGTTTATTTTTTCTATGTTCATAACATTCTAATTTCTTTTAAAATACTGACAGCTGTGCCATTGGCAAATTCTTGAGGAGTAAATTGTTGATATGCTAAAGAATGTAGCCATGGAGAGGGATCTGTATAAAACGGATCTTCTATCTCAGACAAACTCGCAGATGCCATTGGCCAAGCAAAACTTTTTGGATCACTGAACACTGGCACTCCTTCCAGTGCTGCTGCTACTGCACTGATGCTGCAACTGGTCACGCATGCCCATGCATTCTGTAAATCTTGCTCCAAGGGTACATCGGCCACAGCAGGACCAGATGTGCCGGCCTTTCTGGGTTTTTCTCTGATCTTGATGGGTCGATCTGTATATTTTTTTATTTCTTTTATAGTGTTATCTAGCCAATTAGTTTTTTTAAGATATGTGTGTATGCCCATGCTGCTGGGACAAATAAGAATATGTTCTCCTTGGTTTTTATTTCTTGTTTTAATTTTTAAATTAAATTTGTCAAGTCGATCTGATGGGCAATCTCTCCAGTATCTAGCATGTATTTGATTCTTGCAAATTCTCCAGTAATGATTATCTTCTTTTAAATTGTTATTGTCAAATCTTCCAAAGTAAGGAGTATCAGTGTACCAATAATCTAACCCTTGCTGCTCTAGCTGATGTATAAGGTTAATATTATTGTTAACAAATCCCCAAAACATTGCAGTAGAAGTTGCGTCTGTGTCTGTGTTGTTTTTTACTGCTACACTATCAGGCCAAGTCTTTTTAATTCCATCAAATACTTCCCAACATTTACTTTTGGGTTTATCAAGTGGTGCATAGATTGTTAACATTTATAAAACTATTTTTAAATTTGAAAATGAACTGTGTGTCTAGTACAGAATTCATCAAGTTTATTTTGCCACCAAGAAGGAGATTTAATAGTCACATGACAATTCTCTCCATTACGGAATTTTTTTTTGGCTTTTTTTGTATCAATAACAAAAAAAGTCCATTTATTACATAATGAATTAATGTGCTTTAAAGTGTTGTCCACTTGTGATTCTGGTATATGTTCCATGACATCGGTACAAATTATCATATCTGCTGGACCAGGTTCTTCACTAAATTTTACTACTGCTGGATCGTATCCTTGTATTTTTTTCATCCACTGTTCTGGCCAGAAGAGAGCTTTACCACAACCATAATCTAATATATCTTTGCAATCGTGAGTCATCATTAGCTCATCAATCTCTGCAATCCAGTGTTGAAGTGATTTGCCTGTAAAATGTAGAGACGATTTGTGTAATTGTTTATGTAAATCAATATAACGTTCTTTTTCCAACATTTAATATTTAAGTTTATCTATAAGCTATTTTATAGTATAATTATTCAAAGAACAATGATTGTAAAAAACATATCGGCCATACAGTACTTCCAGGAACGTTTTGATATAATGGATGTGCCATATCAATACACTGTGGACTATCATCCCGATGCCCCCAGGAAAACTTTTACCACTAATCCCACATTCCTGGCTGAATTTCATGATTGTATCGCACATAGTTTACCTCTAATAATCACAAACGAGAACCATCTTATCACTTCGCACATCTGGCCACTGTTGCACAACACCAAATACAAACCTCAGAAGACACACGGATTATGGCAAGCATGGGGAGACAACGTTGATATATCGTTACCTGCTGCCAGCAAACAATTTGACGAGCCTTACAAATACGTATGGTTGCCCATCGATGAACACAGTGCCAATAATGCTTGGCACATATGGATTGATGTGATATCAAAATTTAGATTAATTGAAAAACATTTCAGTCACAAATATACAGATTTTATCTATGTGTTGAGCAGCCCAAGCGAATATTTTAACAGCGTGGCCAAGGAGTTATTTCCAGAATTAAGATATTATGTAATGCCTAAAAATACCACATGGAAGTTCTCTCATTTATTAGCACCCTCCATGAGCAATCACGAAGATGGTATAACTGTGCCTGAAATGGCAAAATGGTTGCGACATAAGTTTGGAGAGAAAACGAAGCATACTAGAAAAATTTTTATTAGCAGAGACGATGCACCTGCAAGAAAATTGATCAATGCCGAAGAAGTATTAATGGCCTTGCAGGGTTGGGAAACAGTGACATTGACCGGCATGAGCATAAAGAAACAAATAGAACTCTTTTCCGCGGCTTCTCATGTGATATCCACACACGGTGCTGGATTAACCAATCTATTATGGTGCCAACCGGAAACAAAAGTAATAGAGATAAGTCAAACAGAACTATTAGAAAAAAAAGTTTATCCTGTGCTAAGTCATCATTTGGGATTATCTCATCGTGTGCTATTGGGGGAGAAAGTGCCAATAGCAGGAGATAAAATTAAAGGAGTGAAAAGAAAAAAAGATTTTAATAATATTCATATAGATTCTTTAGCAATATTAAAAGCGTTAGATAACTTTTATAACTGAAAGATCCACAGTTATTCCGGGATATATTTTTTTTAATACTTGCCAAATTTTTGTTCCTCTTTTATGTTTTTTACCTCCCGCACAGTGTAAAAAATATATGTGTTCATAAGAAAAACTTTCTCCGTTGTTTTTATGATTCCATTTAAGGCTCATGTCTTCATAGGCAACATTGCTTTTAATAATACAATAATTTAAGAACTGTCCATCGTCAACTTTTTTATCAGACATGTTTTTATAGTCACTGATATAAGGTAACATCTGTTCTGAAGATTTTTTATTCAGCATGAACACTCCTGGCTGTATACTTTTTTTTTGTATTAGATCTCCGGGTATATCGTACAACAATGGATTGTTATGGACCAGTGCTTTGGCTCCAGCGGCATCTGTACGCCGAAATTTTGTATACTCTGCTCCTTTAAATGTTTCAAGATTACTGTATTTTTCGAATATATTTGGTGCATGTGGCAGAGCAAAAACATCACTGTCTACATATAATATTTGATCATATTTGTCCCACCATGAGCGATCTATCCATAGATCAAATCTTTCCCATGTTGGGTGTTTAAATGATAACCTGGGTTTGGTAATTTTTAGATAATCAATACCATATTTTTTACAATAGAGTTGAAAACTATGACTGGAATATTGTTCTGCAGGACTGGGGCCGAGATTATTAAAATTTGGTTGAGTATATAAGTTGGTATCTATATAATATTGAATAACAAGGTTTCTCATAATGATCTTTATATTTAAGTGATCTAAAAAGAAATAATTAATAACAATGATATACATTAGCTCTACCAACAGAGAACACACAGAAAAATATGTAAATTTTGCTCTCAAAGGTTTAACTGGTTCTGTAAAATTATCTCCAGATGATATTATAAAAACCAAGGATTGTGAGGCAGTTGTATTTTTTGGTATTTTAAGAGGTACCAACCTTGTGTATCGATGGGCTGTGGAAAACAAGATCAATTTCTATTATATCGATAGGCCATACTGGGGCGACACCAGGAAAGATCCCTACTATGTCAAGATTGTCAAAAATAATCATTTAAAAAATTGGCAAGAAACCAGACCGGATGATCGATACAAGAAATCTTTTCCATGGAAGATCAACCCCTGGCAGAAAGGTGGTCGAGAGATAGTTGTGTGTCCCCCATCCAACGCCATGACAGAATTTTTTGGGATAAAAGATTGGTTAGATAATACTCTAAAGATATTGCGGGCCAACACTGACCGCCCTATAAAAATTAGGAACAAAGGATACAATCCGTTGGTGGCATATAACAAACAAGGACACCTGATTGTCAACGGCAAGGATAATACCCCTCCATCAGAACCCATAGTATGGGAGAAAGTGCATGCTATCGTAACTTACAATTCTAACATCACTCTAGAGGCTACCTCTAGAGGCATACCTTGCTTCACAGACGCACACAATGCTTGTGCGCCAATATCAGAAACAGACTTTACAAAAATAGAATCACCTCGTTATCCAGATAGAGAACCCTGCTATCATTCTCTAGCATATGGACAATTCACAGCAGAAGAAATGAGCAATGGTTATGCTTGGAAAGTTTTAAATGAAAGTTGAAATATTTCGAAGAACAGTAAAGGACAGGCGCCGAGGAGCCAGCTGGGACCTACTGCAACACATGGCAGAAGGCATACGAGCATCTGGAGACGAGCCTATAATTGTTAATGAGAATCTCACAGGAGAATGGCAGAAAGATGAGATGGAACCCACAGCGCCTATAGGTTGTATGTTTGGTTATGGTGGTGATAAACAGATGCATCATACCAAGGGTCGAAGGAGAGATCTTGTGGAGCGTGCTAAGAAAAAAGGTATCTATATTATTACATTTGATGGGGGTCTATTAAGCAGTTTTGGCAACGTGCATGGAGCGCAACATCATTGGAGAGTGTCTCTGTACTCTCCCATGAACAACGGCAATTTTTTATCTGATAACTCTCCCCCGGATCGTTGGGAAATGATGAAAGGTATATGGAACATAAAGAATGAGCCATGGAGGCAATCTAATCCTGAAGATCCAATATTGTTTGTTCTACAGCCCAAAGATAACTGGAGCATGAATGAACTAGATCCCGTTGATTGGTTTAAGGATGTTTACAATAAATTAAGACCACTAACTTCTAGAAAATTTTTAGTAAGACCACACCCCAATCATGTAGTAGCTATGGAACAAAGAAAAAACGAATTTCCTAGCGATGTTGAATTAATAATAGGACAAAAATTTTTTACGGGTGATAATAAAAAATATTATAGATTTAATTTTCAAGAAGCTATTGCCAATTGTCATGCTGTGGTTACACACAATTCAACCGCCAGCACAGACAGTTGTGTGAGAGGTATACCCACGTTCTGTACTTCTGATCTAGCGATATGCTGGCCTGTGGCCAATCAAGATTTAACCAAAATAGAATCTCCCGAATACCCTGATAGAACACAATGGTTGAATGATCTAGGATATAAGATGTGGACCACAGAAGAAATTAAAGATGGCACAGTGTTTCGTAGATTCAAACAGAGACTAGGATTATAGTATGTGTGGCATATATGGTATAACCAAACGAGACAGAGAATTTGTAGAAAAGTATATAAAGATTTGTGAACATCGAGGACCAGATGGACACGATATCTGGAACGATGACTATGTTACTCTAGGACACAACCTTTTAAGCATAACTGATCAGTCCACAGTTTCACGTCAGCCATGGCGTACCGAGCGAGGCAACATATTAATCTATAATGGAGAGATCTTTAACTATTTTGATTTAATAAAAAAATATACAGAATTTAAACCCAAGACCACATGTGACACAGAATTACTGGCATGGGGATTGGATCATTATGGTGAAAAATTTGTTGAGCAGATTGATAGTATGCACGCCTTTGCTTACTATAACACTCAAACAAGACAATTGATATTAAGTCGAGATCACGCTGGTATTAAACCTCTATACTATGCTGAAACAGCAGAAGGACTAATATTTGGTTCTGAAATAAAAGGCATGCTGGATCGAGTGCCCAACTCTAGAAAGATAGATCAGTTGGCAATCAGTTGTATGAGTCTCACAGGTATCAATGCCACCAGAAACACATTCTTCTCCAACATAAAACAACTGATGCCCGGAGAAACAATTGTATACGATTGCACAAATAAAAGAATAATATCATCGGAAAGAATTTATATCACTCCTAGATCTAATTCTTCTTTTGATCCTGCAGAGTTTAGAGATCGGGTTAGAAAGACTGTGCAGATGTGCAGCATAGGACGTAGACAGATGGGAGTATTTCTTAGCGGTGGATTAGACAGCAGTGTGGTAGCTTATGAGATGATGCAGCTACACGGTGCAGTGAATACATTTACTAATCGAATGAACCCTAATATTATAACAGACGAAGATTATAACAGTGATGCTACTTGTGCAAAAATATTAGCTGAACAAGAAAAGTTTAATCATAGAGAAGTTGTTATTACTCCTGGAGACGTTATTGCAGCATGGGATGACAGTATCTATTTCATGGAGCAGCCTATGTATAATCCCAGCATGAGCATGTACTATCATACCAATCGTAAATTATCCGAAGCAGGCACAATCATAACCATGGCTGGAGATATGGGTGATGAAATTCTAGGAGGATATCCTAAGTACTGGAAGATGAAAGATGAAAAATTTAATTCATGGAGCAGCATAATAGACAAATGGTTACGAAGAATAAAAAGACCACTAGTGGTAGGAGTGCCGACTCTACCAGCATCTGTATTGAGAGAAGAGTTAATAAAACTATATCCTGATACTCTATGGAATCCTGCAGATCCGGTAGCATCTTATATGGCTCTTGATTGTGTAGCACAAGCACCCAATGAATTCTTTGCTAGGAATGACAAGTATGGCATGGCATTTGGAATGGAAGGACGATTTCCTTTAACTACAAAGATGTTTATGCAGTATTGTTTAGATATACCAACAAATTATAAAATAGGAAAAGATAAACACGAAACCAAATTATTAACTAAAATTGCCTACAAAGGATTACTACCGGATGCAATAATTAATAAACCAAAAACTGGATGGACTGTGCCAATCGGACAGTGGTTGGCAGCAGGCGCTGATAAAAATTTAAAAAACTTTTATACGAGTAGCATGGGAGAAAAATCTACATTAGATCGAGTTACAGTAAGCCAAAAGGCAAGTAAAGCTCTTATTCCAGCATGGGTAATGCAAGATTGGATTAAAAGATATGAGATGTATCAATAATTTACATGATATCTTTAAATCAGTAAATATATGAAAGTTTGCACATGAAAATTAAAGTTATAACTTCTTATAAACCCGGCACCTGGGATCTATATTCTGGTAAGGGAATTAAAAGCATAGAAGAACACTGGCCAGCAGAAATAGATATAGTTGTATATCATGAAGAGCCTAAACCTAAATATGATCATCATAGGATCAAATGGGTAGACTTAATTAATGTTGAACCAGAATTGTCTAAATTCAAGAATAGACATCAGGATGATCCAGTGGCTTGTGGTAAGTTGCAAGAGATTGAGGGAGGAGTTAGAAGGTCTGCTGCTTTAAAACAACAGGGCGGATTAGACAAAAATAAAGAAAGTTTTCTTTGGGACGCTGTAAGATTTAGCAATAAAGTTTTTTGTATAATAAATGCTGTTAGAAATTCGCCCGAGTATGATTACATAGTTTGGATAGACGCAGATACATACACACATAAATCTTTTTCTAAATCGTTCTTAGAATCACTTTTGCCAAGAGACACCATGTTGACGTATCTTGGCAGAGAAAAAGAAAAGCCAGCAATTTATCCAGAATGCGGATTTGTAGGTTATAACTTAAAACATCTTGAAATCCAAAACTTTATTAATGATTGGGAAAAATTATATTCTAGTGACGAAATATTTAATCTACTAGAATGGCACGATTCGGCGGTGCTTTGGCACTTATCAAAAAAATACATAGTAGAAAAAAATATTAAAATAAACGACATAGGGCATGGTGCTGGGGCAAGTGGACATCATGTTTTTGTAAACAGTGAATTAGGCATATATATAGATCACCTTAAAGGTGAAAAAAGAAAGATTGCCAGACGTTCGGCAAAAGACGATTTTAAAACAATTCAACCTTATTGGAAAAATTAATGAAAAAAATAGCTTTCGTAACCGGAATGACTGGCCAGGATGGTCCTTATCTAGCAGCACACTTGATAAAACATGAATACAAAGTGTATGGGTTAGTAAAAAGATACAGCAATCCAAATTTAGAAAATCTAAAATATCTTGGCATTGAAAATGATATTGAATTAATTACCGGGGACATAACTGATGATTCAAACATGAATCATTTAGTTAAATCAATACGACCTAATGAATTTTACAATCTTGCAGCACAGAGTTTTGTTGGCGCAAGTTGGGAACTGAACAAAACTACCACCGAGGTTAATGCGGTGGGCGTGCTGAATATACTTAATGCCATAATGGGACACAATCCAACTACTAAATTTTATCAAGCAAGCACCAGCGAACTGTATGGCAATTCTAATGTAAACGGGGTGCAGGATGAATCAACACCTTTCAAACCACGTTCACCATATGGTGTGTCAAAATTATATGCCTATTGGATGACAGTCAATTTTAGAGAAAGCTACAGCATACATGCATCAAATGGGATCTTGTTTAATCACGAATCGCCAATAAGAGGAAAAGAATTTGTAACTCGTAAAATTACAGAAGGTGTTGCAAAAATTAAATTAGGAATAGAAAAAAAACTCACACTGGGCAATCTAGATGCTAAACGTGATTGGGGATTTGCAGGAGATTTCGTTGAAGCTATGCACTTGATGCTGCAGCAGAAAGAACCCGGAGATTATGTTATTTGTACAGGTGTTCAGCATTCAATAAGAGAGTTGTTGGCTCATGCATTTGAATGTGCAGGCATAACAAAATGGCAGGAATATATTGAATCAGACCCACGTTACAAGAGACCAGCAGAAGTAGATGCTTTGCATGGATCATACGCTAAGGCAAAAGAAATATTAAAATGGCAACCTAAAACATCATTCAAACAAATGATTGAACAAATGGTATACGAAGATATAAAAAGACTATCAAAATGAAAATTAAAGTAATAACATCATACAAGCCAGGAACATGGAATGACTACGCCAAACGGTCAGTAATGAGTGTTTTAGATCATTGGCCTACTGAAGTTAATGTTTGTGTGTATCACGAAGCACAACCACAAGATATTTTCTCGAGCACAAGAGTACAATGGATAGATCTGCATCATGCACAGCCCAAATTACTAAAGTTTAAAAATAAACACAAAAATGATCCTGTTGCTAATGGAGAATTACAGGAAATACCCAACGGCGTTAGACGAATTGGGTCTGGACAATCAGTTGCGGGTAAAGGTTCTTTTCAGTGGAACGCAGTACGATTTGCAAATAAAGTTTTTTGTGTGACACACGCAATAAAAAATTCTCAAGGATACGATTATTTGATATGGTTGGATGCAGATACATATACATTTAGACCCATGCCAAAAGAATTCTTATTTGAACTACTACCAAAAGATACTATGCTTACATATCTTGGCAGAGAGAATCCAGATTTAAATGATGGTGGTAAAGATCCCGAGTGTGGTTTTGTTGGTTATAATTTAAATCATTCTGAAATACAAAACTATCAAGAAGATTGGGAAAAAATGTACATCAACGATGATATTTTTAAATTAACTCATGGATGGACTGATTGTTCGTCTTTATGGCATCTATCCAAAATTTATCAAAAAGAAAAAAATGTCAAGGTTAATGATATAGGATATTGGAAAAGAGTGAAAGGACATCATGTATTCATCAACAGCGAGTTGGGACTTTACATGGATCATTTCAAAGGAAAAAGAAAAAAAGTAGGCATGAGTGCAAAAAATGATTTTAGAACACAAAAATTAAAAACTACAAAAAATTTAACAGACCTTGATTATTGGAAACAGGTGCCAAGTTCTTAATGAGAATAGCAGTATATCCAGATTACGGTAGTCTTAACAGCAAACCTGTGTTTGCCGCCATGATAGAACATCTACGATCAAAAGGAGAAGAAGTGTTCATTAACGACGATAAAAATTGCGATGTTGCAATAATATGGTCTGTGTTGTGGTTGGGTAGGATGTCCGACAATAAAAAAATATGGAACAGTTTTCAAGAAAGAAAAAAACCAGTGGTAGTGATGGAGGTGGGCGGACTCAAAAGGAATGTCACATGGAAAGTGGGCATCAATGGCATTAATAGAGATGCAGATTTTGCCAATCAAACATTTGATAACAAACGCTGGCCTTTGTTTAATATAGAGATGAAACCATGGAAACAAACCGGTAATGTGATAGTGATTTGTGGACAACACGATACTAGTCAGCAATGGCAAGGCAAGCCACACATGTCCAATTGGATTGAGCAGCAAGTAAAAGAGATTAGAAAATACAGCAAGAAACCCATACTCATAAGACCACACCCAAGAAACACTTTTGAATTTGATGAAAAGAAATACACTAACCTAAGAATAAAAAAGCCAGAAAGAGATTGGACCACCTACGATGACACTGATTTTAAAAAAGTACTTAAATCCACGTGGGCAGTTGTGAATCATTCTTCTAACCCTGCCATGGAAGCAGTGATCGGTGGTATACCTGTGTTTGTGAGTGAGTCTAGTCTGTGCCACGATGTTGGCAATGCCACCTTATCGGATATTGAGCATCCGGCAATGCCTGCTAGACAAAACTGGGCAAATAAATTATCCTACACCGAATGGACCACGCAAGAGATACGAGATGGTTTACCGTGGACCAGAATAAGAAAAAGATTAGAAGAAAAATACATCAAATGATGAAAACAGTAAACATCAATCGCAACGACGAAATTAAACCCATAGAATGGCAACCATATGCTGGAGAAACTATTATTGTAAAAACAATAATAAGAGGAGGAAAAAAAATACAAGAAACCGGGTTCTATGAAGATCGAGTAAAAGCAACACCTCGGGGCAATGCTTATATCATTGGTAATGGCCCATCTAGGAAAAATTTTGATCTTAATCTTTTAAAAGGTTCTGGACAAGTGTATGGGTGTAATGCGCTCTATAGAGATTTTATTCCTGATTTTTTATTCATGGTTGATTCTAAAATTAGTAAAGTAATTGTAGATGACAGAGTACATGAAAAATGTATATGTTATGCTCCTTCTTTGGAAGTTAATCGTTATAAAGGAGCGTTAAATCTCATACCCAATAATCCTCACTGGGTATCGGGACAGGCTGCCATGTGGACTGCTTGTGTGCATGGACACAAAAACGTTTATCTTATAGGATTTGATTTTCGTGAATATGGCAAAGATCAATTAAACAACATTTATCAAGACTCCGACTGCTATGGAGAGAGAACCAGTGATAGCATATTTGAGGCATGGCTGAAACAATTCCGCACTCTGATAAAACAAAGACCTTATTGCAACTTTACAGTGGTGCATGATAATCCACCAGAATATCTAAATCATCTGCAAACAGGCACAGATTTAAAAAATACTCAATTGATAACCTATGAGGAATTTACAAAGAAAGTCCTAAACCAATAAATTTAAATCTTGGTCTAAAACTATAGAACATACTGTTGTGATTGCCCGTGTCTTTCTTTAGTGCAAACTGATATAGATGTATCATCTCGTGTGCCAGTGTCTCTATAAAATCTCTTTTGGTTCTATATTTTTTTAACATCTCTAATTCAAATATTTTGGGATTTTTGTCTGGGTAAGCACACACCTGCCCCATGGCCTGCTTCAACCATTTTTTAATTATGATCTTATCAAAATTGGGTAATTGGTTATCAAACACTGCTCGATTGATATAACGAAACCAAAGATCTATAGCACGTCTGTTGGTAAGATAAGGACCCCGATCGTTTAGTGTTTCCGCTTTTATTTTACGTCTTAATTTAATTGCTCTTTTCCTTCTCATAAAAGCTCCTACACTGTTGACTTTTTTATCCGTTGTGCTATACTGTAATTATCCAAAAAATGACAAATTCAAACACACCGCTTCGTAAGCTAGAATCTATAGAGGCTGCTCTCAAAATACTAGCCTATAATACTGGAGGTGTTTTTCAGAATTCCGGAGTGCATGATAAAGATTTTAAAACCATACAGAGTCTTGCAGATGCTCCTTATGCTTGGACAGTGAAGCAGGGCAGTCTAGCCACAATGTTCCTAAAGAGGTACAAAACACTTTTAGATAAATTTGGTTTTGACACCAATGAATTAATAAACAATCCTCGTTATGATCAACCATTTAGAACAATTAGCTTTGAAAAAAGCATAGATACCTTTGCAGCCGAAGACGGTAGAGAAGTGTTGGAGATGCGGTTTCCTTATAACGAGAAATTTATTGCATTGATAAGATGCCTTAAAAAGAAAACTCAAGAATTGGTTCCCATGCTGTATGATGGCGAGACTAAAAAGTGGACCATGAACTACACCGACACAGTGGCCTACTATGCCACGCTGATTGCGGTGAGATATGATTTTAAAATACTCAACACAAAAATACTAGATGACTACAAAGAGATTGCACAGGAAAAGAAAACATATCTACCCGTTGCTGCTGAGATAGATAACGATTGTATAAGATTAATTAATGCTCCCGACTCGCTGATAGAATATTGGCAAGAACATTGCCAATCTTTATCATATCTTCAACAAAGAGATCAATTAAAACAATTTAATATTTCTCATGTTAGAAATACTTCTACACCTGCTGCAACCCTAGCAGAAAAAATAGCTTATGCATTGGATATTAATCTGTATGTGGATAGAAAAGTTTATGATAAAAAAACATTGTTAGAAGCAGTTATAGAACTAAATGACTTGCCAGCACTATGTCCGTTTAGCGGTGATGTACAATCCGGAGCAGAAATTATGTTGTTTCGAGACTGGTTAACAGCATTTGACTCTGTGGGCATATCGAGAGATACAATTTCTTTTGGTTTTGAATTTGATCCTCCGATTGACATTAGTGATCCAGAATTAGAACAATTTCCTACTGCTAATTTTGTTTATGGTGCAGATAGTTCCATGGAAGAACGAGCAAAGATATATGCTGATTGGAAAGAGATGCACGAATTAAGTGTTAGCAATCGTAAAATCACTGCTGCAACTAAAATTATATTTGTTAGAAATAAAATACCAAGAACTCTACTAAAATCCGGGATACGACCCAAAGTAGCATTCATGCTGCAGGATTATCCCACATGGCCCTTGTCTACAAACACCCTGG